ACGAGGTGAGGGAGGGGCTGTATTAGAGCCGCCTCCCTTTGGGTTGAATACACCACAGGAGTAGCACTTGGTGCTTCCGTCGGTGTTGATAGTAAGTGCGTCTGTGCTGTCGCAGTCTGGGCAAGGTTGGTGTGTTTGTGCGGGTGTTAAGTTATCCATTCTTTTGGTATTGTTTTGTGAGCCCACAGGAAGCCGTGCTTGTCGCACCAGTCTCCGTATGTGGTCTTGCTCTTCTTGTTTAGTGTGTTGTGTGCGTTCTGAAAGCAAAATCTTATATCCATCTCTGGGTTGCATTCTCGCACCCGTAAATGTTTGGTGCGGTCGGATGGTAGCCAATAACCCTTGGCTTCAATAATCACTCCGTTGGGGAGGATGAAGTCAGGGGTATAGACACACGAGAGTGTGTATTTTAGCTTTAACGTTTCGTAGTCGAAGGGAGCCCCCACCCCTTTCAGGGTGAGAGCGAGTCTTTCTTCGAAACGGGAGCGATAGGGGTTAGAAGCTGATACCCGCTGGTTGCGGGGTTTCCTCTTCTTGGAACGCTGTATCCAAGGATTCGCCATCATTAATGAAGCCAGTTTCTTCAGCCGAGAAGCCAAAGGACGAGCTAGTACCGTTGTTGTATTCGATTAGTTCAAGGAGTTGTACAGCCTTCAGACGCAGGGTATATCCAAACCCCTGCAAATCAGTGTACCAAGTATAAACCTCGACGCTTAGTTTTAGTGTGGAACCACTGCCAATAGCAGGGGACGTTGAGAGCTTCGAACCTTTCGAGTCAAAGACTGGAATGGTGAAGGTAAGCAAACCTTTTTTGGTCTGCCGTTGTGCCACTTGTTTGGCATAGATTTCGAAGTCACCATCAGGAGTGATACGAATAGGATTGGAAGAAGACTTCTTTAGCTTCTTTCCTTTTACTCGGCACTCTGCATCATACTCTCGCTCAACGATTTCCGTCACTTGTTTTGTGAACGCATTAAACGCTGCCTCATCTACGTGCAGTTTGCACGAGTAGACGCCGTCTTCGTTGAACTTTGTATCAGGTGTGTCGATACGTGGGTACACTGCTGTACCTTTAGGTGTTGTCAGTATTTTACTCATTATTTTATCTTTATGTTTTTGGTTTTGTTAGCTCTCGGTTAGGAGAAGAAATATGGGCTTTCGAGAACCTCACTAAGGTTAGCGTTGCCGTATTCGGGTGTGTCTGGAAATTCGATGTCAGGATGACTCTCCTTTAAGTTGTGTCGTAGGATTTCAAGTTGGTCAACCTTAAAAACAGAATAATATTGTTCTCTGAGAATACGGCTGAGCTTATCACAGTTGGCAGCGTGGGTTCCGTAGCTGTCGTGAATCATTGCAAAGTCATAGATACCCTGCTTGTTACACTCGACTACTGTCTTGGTGAGACACGCTGCATCAAGGCTATGGACAAAGTTAGGACTGATACCCTGCTTCTGACGGCGAGGAGAGATGTCGTCAGTCTCTTTGTACCACTTGATGTGTGTCCCTGAACCGTTGATGCTGGTGCGAACATTCTGTGCTGTTGTTTTCTTGTAAGATTGGAGAACAGGGAAGCCTGAAGGAGAAGTCCAACTTACAGGCTCCCCGTGTTCTGCTAGTGCTTTCGCACAGGACTGTAGCCAATTCATGCAGTCCTTGGGCTTTTCGAGGACTTCATTGATTGAAGACCACGTCAGCTTACTGAGGTAACCAGTGACTTTATAGCGTTCATCTTCTGTGAACGGGTTGGCGCGTCTGGTTTTACGCATCGTGTCTTGATACCATTCATCGACGTAATCCCGACAACTGTAAAACGTGCCGCCATAAGGCCACACCATTGTCGGTCGCTTAGCAAGCTTACGGTCGATACCGAATTGTATCCACTTATCTGCGTAGGGGTGATTGTTTGCTTTGTCTGCCTCTAGCTTCTCACTGACTAGGTCAGAGACAACTCTATAAATATCCTGTGGCACACTATCTACCATTACATTGGTAGCCCTTGCACCATATTCGTCCCGCATCAGCATAGAGAGAATTTGGAGACCGTTGTTGCTGGCGTCCAAGTTTACGGGGAGGTGACTTATTAGTTTACCTGTCTTTTTATACTGCCCCCACTCATTGCACCAAGCAAGGAACTGGAAGGGCTCGTCAGCGTCCATCCACTGAAGATTGGTAGTAGGACTCTCGTGGATTGCTATCGCCGTCTCAGCGAAGTCCTGAGCCCACTGTACGCGGTCCTTGAGGGTAAGCTTGTCGTTACCATACGTGTTAGCGCCTTGAATGGCTAACCAACCAGCATCCGTTTCGTTTCGTATCTTCTCACCACGGTGAAACTGGAGAAGCCCACGGCTAATGTCTGGACCTTGGATAGATAGGAAGGCAGGAATGTTATACAGGCGACCACGGAAGTCTACGTGTGACGGATAAAAGAACCGTTTACCCGACAACTTCTTAGCCACATATAATATCTTACTGACAAGCAGACGGCGGCTGGTATTAGATAACCTGTTGTTATAAACCTTTGCCGCCATCCGCCGCCAGAGGGTGTTGGATGCTTCGTTTTCTTTAAAGTCAACGGGAACAGGTGGGAGGTCTTCCTGTTCACGAGAAGGAAGCCCGTCCACGATGACATTATTTTCCCAACACCACTCCATCACCTCAAGGACTACGGGGTTAATAGTCCAAGGGGTTTGCTGAACGAGGTTAGTTGCCTCCATTGGTTCAGGGAGAGAACCCTCGATAGACCGAAGGTAATCCATGTTATTCGTTTTAATGAATGGAACTTTAGGTAGGTAAGTGTGCTGTCTGTCATACCCTCCGTCCCAGATGTTAGTCCAGCAAGCGGGTAGCTCGACAGTGGGCAACCAGAATGGTTCAATAAACTCTCTGTTGTCATTAAACTCCTCAATCCATTGTAGGGTGTCAGCAGTTGCGTTGACGTAGCGAGTAGGACGCTTACGCCTCTTCTCAAGAATGTAGGTGTATTCGATTAGATTGGTGGATACGCGAACCAGCTCCGTCATCTGGAGACCAAGGTTTAGTTTATCTCTATGAGACCACGGCTCCCACGCGGTCATTAAACCCTTCTCAGTCTCGTGCTTCATAGATGAACGAACGTGGCGTACCTTAGCGGCTGTGCCTTTACGACGAACCGCACCCAGAATGATGCCCTTACCTTTAGCTTCATTGTTAGTCACAAGAAACTTACAGCGAAGCTCATCCTCTACACGTGCTCCGAGGAATACGGCGATTGATGATAGTGGTTTTTTCTGAGTGATGCAGTCCAACAGAACCTTAATACTGATATAGCTCAGAACCTTTGGGTCTAGGTCTTGCGAATCGAACTGGAATCGGGCTTTGTTTGCGACCTTGGCTATACCCTTCTGCCAGTCGGTGATTGCTTGGTTGAGCGCAGGGAGTCCTGCACGCATCAAGCGTTGTCCGTATGGCGTCTGTAGCTCTGCTTCACGGGACTTGGCAGACTCAATCTTGGCACGGTATCTACCTGCCCCAAGTGTGGTCATGTCTTCGTTAAGTTCGCTTTGGTTAAGTGTGGTCATGGTAAAAATTTGTCAGTGATTTGTCAGTGTGGCAAGAAAAAGTTTGCGAGTAAATCGCATAAGTGTTTGTTTAAAAGTGCTTATATTTCAATAAGGTTACAAGCAGAGGTGACAATAATCGCATAGGTGATGGTATTACAAATATACTAACTTTGTTTGAAACGTTGTCAACGTATTGATAAGCAACGATATTTTAATTTAATTGTCACCTCACACTTGCCTTTGTTTTCCCTGTTTTGACAAACTTTGTCAGCGATTTGTCACCACTTTACTTAGTTTTATTCGTATTATATTAATCTTTATCATCTATATCGGGCTTAACTGCTAATATAGTTGTATGTGTTATTGGAATAATCCAGCCCAATACATCAAGCTGAACGAAACTGTGAGGCGTATACAGCAGGAAAAGAAGTTTATTTTACTATTTGCCCCGTGAAGGACTAAGTTTAAGCCAAATGAAAGAGAGGCGAGTGCGATAAGTATTACTTCTGGTGTTGTCATAGTTTGTTATTGGTTAGTTGTTAGTTTCTTGATAATAATTGTTATTGGTTAGTTGTTGAGCGTGGAGTTCCTATCTTGGTTCCAGTACTGTTCTCGTAGTAAGTTTCATTGCCATCGGCATCACGCTCACATCTCTGCCAGTAGCCATTGCTAGTTTCGCGGTAAGTCTCATATCCCTTGGCATCTTTAATCTCGATAGGAAATGTAAATGCAATCCCTAGTTCTGTCAGTGTTTCGCTTAGTTTTTTCATAGTTGTGTTATTGGTTAGTTGTTGGACGTGGAGTTCCTATCTTGAGTCCATCGCTGTTCTCATAGTAAGTTTCATTGCCCTTGGAGTGACGCTCCCACTTCGACCAGTAGTCATCGCTGTTCTTGGTTTCGCGGCAAGTCTCATTGCCATTAGCATCACGCTCAGTCCTCACCCAGTTATCATCGCTGTCCCCCCAGTAAGTCTCATTGCCCTTGGCATCAAACTCCCACTTCGACCAGCCATCTATGTCCTCGTAGTAAGTCAGATTGCCATTGGCATCTCTAATCTCGATTGTGCCAGTACAGTCAATCCCGAGTTCTGTCAGTGTTTCGCTTAGTGGTTTCATAGTGCTTTTAGTTCGTATTTGATGCCGTCAACTTCAACGACCTTGCCATCGCAGGTCTTAGCGGAGCGTGGTGTGCCTGCTTTGCGTCCTTCGCTGTCCTCATA